GCCAAACTCCTGAGGCAGAATTACTTCTGCATTAACCCAGTTGTTTGAATCCCCTTTAGGAATAGCCAGAGTATATGCTATGGTTCTGCCGGACATATTAACCTCAGTGAGTACTTCCTCAGATTCAGGCATCCCAACAAGAACACCTGAAACTGTTTTCTCGGAAGTATCATAAATTGGTCGGTCCGTATCATCATATACAGGCTGGCCATCAACCATCCTTTGTATTTTGTTGATCAATGTAACTGATACTGTTCTAAACATAGGATTACCCCTCCAAAGGACTATAAGAGCCTATCTGATTTGAAACTCCAAGGAGCTTCTTATCTTCCTTGCTGAAATATAGCTCGTTAGCAGCACCATTGCTGATAGTCCAGCTTTCTGTATAACCGAGAGCTGTCATTGAGCCCTGTGTTGCCCCTATTGGAGCGGTCATACCATCTTGTGGTAATGCTCTGATAACCATCCTGCAGGATACAACTTTCTTTTGACCGTCAGTTGCACCCTCAGAGGCTATCTTATCTATCATCACCGCTGCATCGTCCAGGAGAGCTTCTGCAATGGATTTCTCTGATTCCGAGAGTGTCCTATATCTAGTTTCAATATCACTTATAGTTGCATAAGCCATAGCTAATCACCCTTTATTAACCTTCTGCGCTTGTCATCTGAACCTTGAATACTCTGTCAAGATAATCTGGCTTTACACAAAGACCTGTGTAAACAACTGTCTCAACAGCACCGTTTGAATATGCTGCACCGTTATGAACAGCAAGGATGCCACTCTCATCTGTGTAAAGTTCCATATCTGGAATTTCCTCGATAGAAGCACCGATAACCTCAAGATTCTCCTTAGCTGTTCCGATTACATAACCAGCATCAATGTTTGAATCAAGGATTACTGTTCCGAGGCCAAGGAAGTTCTCGATATATGACATACCAAATGCCTGCTGAAGCTGAACTGTAGCTCCGCCAAGATATGTGAATACATCATCTGTATTAGCGAAGAATACAGGAGTTCCGATTTCATCCTCAAACTTCTTTGAGATCTCTGAAGCAGCTGTTGCAAGTGCACCCTGAAGGCCATGAGCAAGAGCTGTTGGAGCAGCAATACCTGTAGCATCAATGCCATCAATAATTGACTTTCTAACACTCTTCTGAATTACGCCATAAAGAGCCTTGTTAGATCCACCAACTGCAACCTCATATCCCTTCTTCTGAATATCTTCGATAGGTGTAAGGTTTCTGTACTTCTTGTATGTGATCTCTGCAACTACTCCGTTGCCTGCCTTAATACCACTATCTGGAATAAGTGCACCTGGATTAACTGTTCCGCCATCAAGCGCTCCAGAGATAGGATATGTTGTGAATGCTGCGCCTGCAGGGAGCTTTGTTACTGATGTCTTGTCTAAAACTGCGAGAAGGTTCTGAAGACCATTCTCAAATCTTGTTACAAAATTAACATTCTGTGCGATTGCGTTAACTTTCTTATAATCTACGCTTGACATAATTTTTTTCTCCTTTTCTACTGAAATAATTCGATATGTTCAGCAATAGCTTTCAAGCGCTTGGTTTCGTCTTTTATTGATAAGATTTCCTCTTTGGATACTCCTATACTCTTTGTCTCTCCACCATCTGGAACAGATGGATAACCAATACTCTTAGCATATTGCTGTATGTTCTGTGCCTGCGTTCTGCAAGCCTCTTCTGTGTCTCCGGTCAATAGATTAACCGGCACACCTAGTTCGTTTGATACCTTCTGCTTCATCTCTCTGACAGCATCTGCCTTAGCCCTGGCATCAAGTTCAGCCTGGAGCTTTTCGGCTCTCTCATTAGCCTTCTGTAACTCTGTCTTCTGAGACTCTTCAAATTCATCAAACTTCTTAGCCTTTTCCACATAGTCCGAATACTTAGCCTCTGTGTTCTTACGTTCTCTAGCAAGCAAGCTATTAACTTCTTCCTGTGTAAAAGTTCTGCCCTCTTTTGTAGAGGTTTCCTCTGATGCTTTTACCTGCGCATCTACAGTCTTTGCATTTTCTTCCATTGCTTTTCTCCTATTTATTACCCAGTTAGTTCTGGTTATTTATTCGAAA